GCCAGCGTAGGTTGGTTGAAGCTGAAGGGCCAAGAGCCAGCCCACGCGCGAGCCCCCTTAAGCTCGCTGGACTGGCCCCCCGGCCCTACAGGCGCCACAGGCGGGCTCAGACATGGCCCGCCCAACTACCCTTAGTGCAGCCTTCGACCTTAGCGGAGATCCAGCTGCACCATCTTCAACCAAAATACCCCGTTGACGCACGGGGTCGGCGCCCCTACCCGGGGAGGGACGGCTGTTTCAGGGCCAGCCGCAGCCCGTCGATGACGACATTGCAAGAAGTGTGGCCCTCAGTGGAGGGGCGGCGCAGAAGAGGTGTCAGCCACTGAAGCCAACACCGCCTCGACCTCCGCCTCCGACACGGGCGTGGGAATGGGGACCTCCTCGTCCCAGTAGAGACGCGGGTCGATGCCCGGATGGTCCTTGGACCACTCGGCCACCGTCTCCTTCCACTTGTCAAGGATGAAAGGAGGATTGCGCCGGGGATCAGGGGGGGGGGGCGGCCCACCCGCCCGAGCCTTGGGCTTCCAGTACTGGACAAGCACCGCATCAGATCTAGTTGTCTTTACCGGGGCTTGCTTGGCCATGCGCCATTTCATGATCGCGCGCCAGTGCAGCTTGATCATGCCAAGACAGACCCACGCTTGAAGCTTCCTGAGGCACAGAAGGAAAGTACTAACAGTATAGATGACCAGGGTGAAACCAAAAGACTTGGCCAACATCCCAGTAAAGATCACACAGTGACACAGCGTGTACATGGCCGTGAAACGTATTATGACCTTGAGAGGAGTTCCTGCTGCCCAGAGAAGAGCAAACCACATCAGAGAGACGGACACAAACGACGCCAAGAGAATGACCCAGTACACTGCGAACATTGAGCCCAGAGTGGAGAGGAAGGCCAAACCCCACGGAGTGTTGGCCAACAAGACCGCAGCATAAACGCAGAACTTGGTGAACTGTGCGGCATAAACGCCGAAGTTCTTGAAGAAGTCCAACGCACCCCCAAAGCAGTCCTGGGCAACTGACACCCCGGACTGAACCTTGGGCAGGATCTGTGTGCGAGCATCATTGAAGGTGTGGGCCGTCATACCAGCCACACCTTTCATCTTCAACCACACCTCCTCGATTTGGGGACACACCACAGTGGTGACGCCACGCTTGATCTGGTCGACACAGTCCCGCTCCACCTGAAGCTGGAAGGCCTCCGGCAGATGGAACGTGCTAGCCACGCGGGCGCGGAGGGCGGGAGGAATGACCGGGTCCGGGAAACGGGTGGACGTGAGGTAAGGGAGAAGCGCCGAAAGCCGGTCCTTCCCGCGCATATCAGCAACCCACTTACGAATGGGTCCAGACACACCTTGGGTGGCCCCCGCCGCCGCCGCAGCTATCTCATTAGCCACCGCCCGTGTGCATTCCAGTCTGTTCAACACCGCAGTACAGATTGGCGCCACAATCGGCGTGGTGGGATAACTGCTCAAATAGGAGAAAGCCTTGGCGGCAAGGAGCTTGTCCCGCCCCACTGTCGTGGCTGAACCTCCAGGAGGGTGGAAAATGCAAAAGAGCCGGGAGAGGACGTCTAGGGGGTGCTGGAGGCGAGCGGCCTCGAAGGAAGCACCAGTGGCACGAGCCACGAGATACTCCTCGAGATTATTCCCGCAGAAGTTCAGGGAGGCAACATCATGACCCTCCTCAAACTTAAGCAGCACCCCAAACTTACGGCAGGATGCGGAAAGAACGTCCTTGGGGATGGGATGGGACAAGGCGATCAGGCCGTCATCCCCCTCATAAAGCTCCTCAACAATAGTGACTTCGACAGGATCGGCCCGGGTGTGCTCGCTCATGACTGCTGAAGCATCTGCGATGATGGCCCGGCACCAAGTAGTGTTGAGGATGAAATTGCCCAAGGAGGTCTGCTCAGTGCCCGACAGCCGCATGGCCGGCAGGAGCAATACCTCCTCTGAAAATGACACGCAAGGAGACTGGGAGAAAAATCGTCCCAGCTCCTCTACTGCCCCCTGGGCAACCTGGGGGGAAAACCGTGTGATAACGCGGAACTCTATCCCGACATGCGCGGCCTGAACATTCGACTCCATTGAGGTGAAGTCAGTTTCCAGGAGATTGTTGCATCCCTTGAACTTGGACAAGGTCTTGTCCCGGATCTGTGGGGCCGTGAGACCCTTGACTGAGATGTCGCTATGGTGCTCAAAGAACCTGTGCTGCGGCACGTACAGCAGCAGGTGTGAGTACCCGCGCAGATGGAAGTTCGGTGCAATAATATTGCGGGGGGCCTTGATGGCGTCGGGGTCGTAGGTCTCGGCCTTGATAAAGCCGCCAAAATACCAGACCTTGGACAGCTCCTTGATTGAGCGCGGCGACTTTGCCGCCAGGTCATACAACTCCACCTCCCTGACCAGCTCAGCATGTTGAGGGAACTCCCTACGGAGAGTCTCCTCAAACAGAGCATAGGGGAGGTTCATGTTGCGCCAGGCGGCCAGAACTCCGGCCAGGTAGGACACAGCGTCCATACCTTTAAACCCCTTTTCTTTGACATGGCCACACGTGGCCACAAGTGCTTGATGGGTGACAGCGGCCACATTGTCGATGTCAGGAAGGCCGTCTGACAGTGCGTCCGCATAGCACTTGAGGATGCCAAGATTGTCTGCGGTAATGGCGCCGCGGCGAAGCTGGAGCCGCTTGAAATAACCGCACAAACGGTTCTCCCGTGAAAAGGGGTTCGGAAAAGTGGGGAGAAGGCCGGAGATGTGAATCGGGCTGAGCACACAATAGTTCATGCTCTTGCGGTAAGCAGAGTAGGCTGCATCGCGCACGGGCTTCAAAAAGATACCCGCCTCTTGAGCCAACTCCGCTCCCGGGAAGACGACATCGAGTGGGGCATCGTAGCCCACCACATAGGTGCCCTCAGCAAGGGGGCGGGCACCCGAAATGACAGAGCAGGCCCGGCGCCCAGCCTCGCCACTCAAAATGTCCACCAACGCTGGGTTGGCACCGAAAGAGCGACCCTCGAGAAGAAGAAGGGAGGTCAGCACTTGCAGTGACACGATAGAGTGGGTCTGGGTCGAGTAATCAACGCGATTTATCTCCAGAGAAATTTGTAGGTAGTTGGCCACAGCCTCGAGAGTAGGGAGAAAGAGACCGCTGCGCCCAAAACCACGCTTGCGGCAGTACATGAAGTCCTCGAGGTGGACTGTGGCGTACTCATACTTAGCTGCTGCATCCTCACAGATGGGACGCCCACACGAATAGGGGGTGTAGCGGACAGTGTAGTTGAGCACGTAAACGGGCCCCTTGACCTTGGTCGACCGATGACGAGTCTGTCTCAACCGGAGGTCATTAACTTCCCCCTCAGCGTCAGGCAGGAGAATGGGCTCCAAGCCAGTGAGATAAGCGGCGCCAAGGAAAAACGGCAGGGGGGTGAATGAGAAGCTGTCGGCATCCACTGCGCACTCAGAGGAAAAGGTGAGAGCGCGTGAAAAGTAGGGCACGTCGAATGGGAGGAAAGGCTTGCCCTCATTCTCAGGAGCGACGGTTCTAATGAAGAAAAGTTTGAAGCGGTCCAGGAAGGTCATGAGCTGGGGATCATGGCACAGGCCATCTTCAAAGGCGACATCGGCGGCGATCTTTGCGAGGCGATCAGCCTCTTTAGCGTCATCTTTAAGATCGTCCTCTGCTTGGCGCCGGTCACCATCGGCCCTCATCTGATCCACGAGCTGGGCCACCGCCTTTTGGGCGGCGCCAGCCCGTTTCTTGTACTCCCCTGCCCTGGCCGACTTCCTCTCGTCCTTCTCCGCCCGTTCAGCGGGGGCGGAGGAGGCACGAGCAGGGGTGGCCGCCTGGGGTTTTGGGGTGGGGGGAGCGGATGAGGAGCCCTTCTTACGGGGCCCAGGATTTATTTCGACCCCTCCCATCTGCAACAGGATGCGGATGAGGTCGAGGCAGAGGGGAGCGCGGTCGTGGGTCTGACGATACCGATAGAAGCCCCTCTTGAATTGGCTATAGAAAGGCAGCCGCGAAGGGGGGAAAGAACCCGTGTGGGCCCAACACTCCAGCACCTGGAGATACTTGGACGCCAACTGGGGGGTCAGACGAAACAGTACGGTCGGG